TGGCTGGTGATGTTGGTATGACCATCCTTGGTCGTCCTTCGGCTGCGATTGGATTAGGCGGTCAAATGCTTGGGCAGGCTCAAGCTGGAGCGGCTGGTCCTATGGGACCTCAGTTATTTGATCCCAACGTAGGAATCAATATGGCAATGCAGCAACGCTCACAGGACATTAACCTTATGGGCGCACAGGCACAGGCTAATGCCGCGCGGAGTGCTGGTAAATCAAGTATGTTCGGTTCAATTGCAGGTGCGATGATAGGTTTGTGCTGGGTAGCTCGTGAGGTCTACGGAGTAGATAATCCTAAGTGGTTGCAGTTCCGCGAGTGGATGCTTGAGGATTCACCCAGCTGGTTCCGTAGCCTGTACATCAAGTACGGCGAGCGCTTCGCTAAGTTTATTTCAAATAAACCATTACTTAAAACCATCATCCGCAAGTGGATGAACACCCGTATCAAATAAGATGGCATTTCAAGCAGGAACACAAGTTGACCCCCGCCTAATGCAGGCGGATTACAGCGGCTTCACAAAAGCCGCAGAGATACAAGCACAAGGTATGGCTAATCTTGGTGAACAGATTGGCGCAGGCATCAAAGGCTACAAGGCTCGAAAGGATCAAGAGAAGATTGACCAAGCCAAGGTCAACCAGGCTGAAGCATTTGGTGACGCGACCATCGCGTTGCTTGGCGAGGAGTCAGCTGAGGCTGACGCCATCGCTAATATGCTTGCCTTGAATTTCGGAGCTGACATTCCGCTCTCACAGAGAGCTGCCAGTGCTGACAATTTCGCAAAGCTAGTCTCTGGTATGCTTGATATTGGTCAATCACAGGGGCCAGTAACCACCCGCGAGATAGGGGATGGTGTGCTGGGTGTTTTTGAGAACAACAAGTTAGTGGATACCATAACTCCATCCCAAAGAGATACGGGCGCATCCGCACTGACCGCAGCACTCACTGGGGATGGGGGTGGAACCCCAGCAGCACCAACACTAATGGAAGGTGAAGTGCTGATGATGACACCGGAGGGCAAGCGTATGGCTGTACCCCAAGAGCAAGTACAGCGGGCGCAAGCGGCTGGATATACGGTTCAATAATTATGGAAGAGTTTGGGAGACCACTTGATGATGAGGAAGAACTCGCCGAACTGCCGGAAGATCAGCAGGAGTTCGGCAGACCACTTGATGACCCACAGGAAGATATAATCGAGAAGGGTCAAGAGTTCGGACGAGCAATCGCAGAGGAGAACGCAGGCGAGGAACCTACAGCCACGGACTATGCAGCAGCCCTAGCTGCTGACATTGCTATTTCTGAGGGCGGTCGTATGGCTGGCGCCTCCATAGGTAGCGTAGTGCCAGTTGTAGGCACTGGTGTTGGGTGGGTTCTTGGTGGTCTTTCAGCTGGAGCAGCTGGCTCCGTTACTAGGCAGAAAATGCTTGGTCAAGATATCAGTTACGGAGAGGTCGTGGCTGATATGCTACTGAATGTTATTCCAGTCCCGAAGGCATTCAAGCTGTTCAAGAACAAGACCGCCAACCTGGCAGCCTTCCAAGGTATGGTTGGTACAGGCACATCGGTCGGGGCTGAGGTCATCGAGAAATCCATATCAGAGGATCGACTCCCTACAGTGGAGGAGCTTGAGTCCGCTGGTGTCCGAGGCTTCACGCTTGGCGCTGGTCTCGGTGCTGCTGGATCAAAGATGGATGACGCTTACCGCAAGTTCTCAGGTGTAGGTCGCGATGAACTGAACGAAGCCTACAAGATGGGTGATCCCGATGCGAAGATCCTTGTGGACGGAGCCCTAAAGAACGCCAAGCAGCACCAAGAGGACGTACGGAACAACTACAAGAAGATGCGCCTCGCAATTAAGACTGCCACAATGGACAGTCGCGCCCAGCTACAGGAGCTACAGAAGACTTCTGGGGGTGGTCAGATCAGAAGCAAGGGCGGAGTGTTCGAGGTAATGAGCGATGATGTTGATTACAATATGAACAGCCGTCTCGCCGAGGGCATCATAGCCGGTAAGAATGCTGAGATTGAGAACATCATTGATCTTGATAATAAGTTCCTTGTCAGCAAGTCCGATGAGATCGGAGTTAATCCGATACAGCTATCGGACTCAATCAATAAGTACCTTTACGCAAAGCACGCCTTATCCTTCAATAAGGCTAAGGCTAAAGGATTCAAGGGAGAGGGTGGACCCGCTGGCATCACCAACGACGAAGCCAAGGACATCATTAAGAACTTTGAGAAGTCCAAGCTGAACACCGAACTCAAGGATATACTGGACAGTCGTCGTGACCTGTCGAAGCGAATCCTTGATACGCTTGAGGATGGTGGTCTTATGGGCAAGGCTGAGGCTGCACAGCTAAGAAAGACATTCCCTGACTACGTGCCACTGAACCGCATTATGGATCAAGACGGAAAGTTCCGTCCAGGTATGTTCACTGCCGTAGGTTCCGAGCGAGAGGTGTCCGACATTGGAGCCAATATTGTTGGTAACTTGTCAGCCGCGATCCGCAGGGCTGAGTTAAATAAAGCCAATAAGTCATTCCTTCGCCTTGTGCAGAAGAAGAAAAACCAGAAGGCAGCAAAGGACATTGTACAAATCTATAAGCCAAGGGAGGGAACCAAGAAGTTCGACCTACCCGAAGGCATTGAGAAAGATTCCGTTGTGACTGTGTACGATAATGGCGTACCTACCGCAATGGCATTCAAGGATAAGGAGCTTGCCTCCGCTATGAGGGGTCAAAACAGGGAGGTCCTTGGATCCGTTATGAAGGCTGCCCTTTGGTATAACCGCACGATTGGATCAATGTACACTCGATTCAATCCTGAGTTCGTTATCCCCAATCTTTCCCGTGACCGATCCGAGGCTATCGTTAACGCAGCAGCCAAGATGGATCTTGGCAATGCGCTTCGTGTTGCGAACCCGATCAATGATATAATTACGATTCGTCGTAACCTTTTCAGCAAGGGCAAGGTATCCACTGACCCCAAGGCAGCTGAGATGGACGCACTGTACAAGCAGTTCGTGACCGATGGTGGAAGCACCGGAAACCTCGGAGCAACAACCATACAGTCCGTAGAGGAAAGCATAGATAAAATGAAGAAGAGCCTGTCCAACCCGAGGGCAAGCAAGACTCGTGACTTCCTCAAGGTGTGGGACAAGATCAACGCAATCGTTGAGGACTCAACTAGGTTCAATGTTTATCGTCGTGGCTTAGATAGCGGTATGACCCGCAAGCAGGCTGCACTGGCAGCCAGAGATAGCTCCTTTGACCCATTGGTGAAAGGTACGAAGGGCGACACGCTTCGTGCCGCTTATCTGTTTGCTAATCCAGCAATTCAGGGCGGTCGCAACTTCCTTAGAAGTATGAGGAACCCGAGGGTTCTTTCTAGTGTCATTGCATCAATGATGACTGGAACGCTTGCGCTTGATCTGTTCAATCAAAGCACTGATCCGGACTGGAAAGAGAAGATGAAATCTTCGAGCGGAAGTTCCTGGAAGACCGATAAGAGCCTAACCATTGTGTACGGGAAAAACCCAGATGGAAGCCTCAAGCACGTGTCGATTCCTATTGGTTACTCCATTGCTCCATTCAAGAAAGTTGCGGATTATCTTCAGCAGAAAGTTATACAACAAAGACTGATGGGCATTGAGCCATCAGTGGTAGAGGCTGAGAAGAGTCTAGGTGAGCAGGGCAAGGAACTGTTTAAAGCATTCATCGACGGGTACAACCCTATGGGTGGTTCCCTTCTTCCTACACCCCTTAGACCTTGGTTTGAACTTGCTCAGAACAAGGATGGACTGGGTAATGATATTCGTCCCAGCTGGCTGGAAACCAAGAACATCAGTGACACTGAAAAAATGTTCCCCTGGACGATGGACACTCGCGGTGGCGAGATGGCAATCTCATTCTCCGAGCAGCTGAAAAATATGGGATACGAGGTATCGCCAGAAAGTTTGGGTTACCTGTACCAGACTTGGGTGGGTGGTCCCGGCGGAACGGTGAAGAGACTCTTCAACATTACGTCGAATATTGTTAACAAGGAACCAATCCCCAAGAGGGATTGGCCTGTGCTTAGACGATTCTTTGGGGACAGCGCAGCAAAGACATTCGAGGAACGGGGCTATGACAATGAGATCATAGAGAACCTCGACAAGGCTTATGGAACCGAGCGCCAGAAGGCCATACGTATTGCGTCCAGCACCTTCAAGAAAATGAAGGCCAAGGAGTCCGGCGCCGAGAAGCGGCTGGTTCTTCGCAACGTGATCCAAGATAATCCAGAGCTTGCGCCAAGGATACTGAAGTCATTAAACACTAAGTTCGAGGACGATGCCGTGGGTATGACATCACAGGACAGGAGGCTCAAGTATCTGCCAATTGAGGCAAGGGCTGAGTTCCTGCTCAAGAAGATCGACACTATGCCTCCAGCCAACCTATCGCAGTACCTTAGCGTTATGCAGCAGCGAGGAATCCTTACACCGAAGGTGGTCAATCTAGTGCTTGAGATGAAAGCACTGCGCGAGTACGGTCAGTAAAGCTCGACCATCTTGCAGTCCTTCTCGTACACGTAGCCAACCTCCTTGGATACCCATTGCCGCCGAGAGAACTCTGTGGTCATTGGCATATTCTTGTTGCACCATCCGAAGTCATAGCCCTCGGCTAGGAGCCGAGTTATGTTCCATATGTAAGCAAACTTCTGGTACTCAGTAACATACAGTACTTGATGACCAGTTCTGGACGATGCCTCAATGTTGGCATCAACCTTGTGCTTCTCAATAAGCCAGGGGTCATACTTCTTATTACGGGACTTTACCTCTATTAGGTAAATGTCATTTGAAAAATCAAATGTGCTGTACTGATCAACGGCCTTCACGGTGTTCCGCATAACGTTGGGGAATCTTTCCGTCAGCCTGTTGATTATCTCAGTATCTTTCATAGTAAGTGGCGGAGCCAGCAGGGGTCACTGACTCCGCCTTCGTTTAGGACTAGCATAAAGCGGGATCCTTTGATCCCAAAAGAGGAGGGGGCCACCGGAACGAATCCCAGCGACACCCTTAACACTGTAGAGACGTGTTAAAGAGAAGTGAAGCAGGCGGCTGAAAGGGAATATGAACGAAAACCCACGCGCGTCTTAATAGCGCGACTACCCACCTCACCTTAATAAAATCTGCCAATAGAACTACGGAACTTGAATATCCCTTTAACGTCACGCTCGCCTTCGCGATTCTTTGCAACGTTGTACATCATCTCAATGTATGGTCCGTGATTGTCAAGCGTCTTAGATGATTCTATGTCACCTTCTTTCGGCCACATAAGGAGAACAATATCAGCATCGTTCTCAATGTCGCCGGAATCCTTGAGGTCATAAAGCATAAGACCACCAGGTCGCTTGGCTCCCTCCCGACCCACTTGGCAGAGAAGAATAACAGGGATGTTGAGCTCAAGAGCAAGCTGCTTGATCTTGTGCGAGACGTCAGCGATCGCATCGTTCTTGGACATACGCCCATTACCGAATGGTATCAGCTGAAGGTAATCAACAATAAGCATCTTGATGCCATCCTTGCGAACCATTGTCCGCACCTGTGATGCCATATCCTGTACACTCTTCACGTTATGGATGCTCTTGATGTTTAGGTCTTGGATCTGATCTAGGGCATCATTCACAGCCTCGACATCCTCTGGCGTTGCCACGCCGTCACGTATGCGTCTTATCCATACCCTTGAGAGACAGGACACAAGGCGCTGTGTTACCTGTTTTTGGGGCATTTCGAGAGAAACAATAGCAGAGGATACCTTGGAGTTAATCGCAGCTCTGAGCGCGATATTGAGAGCCAGCTGGGATTTACCGCAGGATGTGGGCGCAGCAAGAACCATCACCTCTCCTGGCGCTAGACCACCATTGCCGAGCTTACTGTCAAGGTGATCGATGTGTGTCTTAACAACATCGGATTCGTACTCACGAGCCATCATCTGGCGGTACTCCTCACGGAGTACCTCAACCGATGAGCTAAGATCCTTGGATTCATTCTCATCCTCAGCGAGGCTGATCATACTGGACTCAAGGTTCGTGCGAATAATGTCGGCATCAACCGTCTCGGACAGCGCACTCTCGGCAGCGAGCCTACAGGTTCTGGCAATCTGCCTTAGCTGTGACTTCTGCTTAACAATCTCGGCGAAGTACTTAATGCTGGTGCTTGTTTCGACCCTGTCCATTACGGACATAATGCCGGGAACGCCACCAACATCCTCAAGAAGGGATGACTTCTTGAGCTCCTCGGCTAATGAGATTTCATTAACATCCTCGCCTCGACTGGCAACCGATGCCAGAGCACCAAAAAGGATTTGGTTCCTTTGTAGATAAAAATCGCTTGAATCGATGGTATGAGAAATCTGATCGTATCCATCTGCGCCATCAGCGAGACAGCAGCAGGCGATCAGCCCCTCCTCAGCATCGAGATTGTGTGGAGCATTCAGTTCTTCGTTCATTGATTATTTCTTTCATTGCTTCGAGGCATTGCCCAAGGAACTTAAATTTCGCCCGGCTTACGTACACCCCATCTTCGTTCTTAAGATCATTGTAGAAGCGTATTGCTACGCTGATTCCTTCTTCTAGTTGGTCATCTTCTTGTGTCGTCATAGCTATTCAATATATCATATGTGTCGATGAAAAAGGGGACGCAGTTTTAACTGCGCCCCCAACTCTCACATCATCAGTTATTTGGAGCGTTCGATCATACCGAGTGCGATTAGACTGTATCCAATCAAGTCCCGATATATGTCACAAACACTATCCCCTCTTCCATCCAAGGATATCTCACCATCCTTGCAAAAAGCCTTGAGCCTCTGGAACTTGTCCTGCATTCGCAGTGATAGCCCAAGCAGTGGGTCAATACCGAACTCAGTTGATCCGTCGAAGTTCTCGAACGGATTGTCGCAGGATTTACCTCCAGTGTAATCGGAGTTCTTCTTGCCAGTAAGTTCAAGGATCCTATCGACCTCAGCTCGGCGGAACTCTTCCCACCAGCTTTTATTGTAAAGACCTTCGTCCATTAGAAGGGAAGGACCTCATCTCCAGTTGCCGCTGGAGCAGCGGGAGCAGCGGGAGCGGGAGCGGATTCCTTATCCTGCTTCTTGTCCACGGAGAGCGACAAGTACTTTTTGCCGTCCTTCTTGGATACCTCTGACCACGCTGAGACGTAGTAGTCAGTACCCTCGATGTTCAGTGGACCCTTAAGATCAGGGTGCTTCTCGGTTTTCTTTTCGGATTGGAACAATGCTCCACGATTAGTGTTGTCGTATTCTGTCATACTATACAAGCCCCTCCAAGGCATTTACTTTTTCTTTCTGTGGCTTCCGGGCTGCGCCCTTGCCGTGAGTGTTTGTTGCATCGGCGTCCTTAGTGTCGTCGATTGCGAACAGTCCGTTAAGTGCGTACTTGCGGGCATAGCTGGATGCGCTGCCAGTGATCTGGCTATCATCCATACCCTTCTTTACCTCCGCCTCACGGGCGTATCCGTTCACACTTAGTTGGGCGCCCATAGGGTCAATGACCGCTGCGGATGCCTTCACATAAATCCTATTTCCGATCTCAACTATCTCGTCGGTTAAGATCAGTGCGAGCCCGTTCTTTTTGAGGAGTGGCTTGAGTGATTCAAGTATGTCCTCAGCACTACGGTATCGGTAGTTACCAAACTTGTTGGTTTGCCCTTTCGGCGCCTTTAGCTCCGATTGGACGGCTTGCAGTCTTTCGACTAGCGTTGTTGTATCAGGTTCCATTCTTTATTACCTTTCTGTATATCTGGGTTCTTTCTTTTGAGTTACTGCACAGGGCGATCTCATCCCTTGTGCAACCTAACGCCATCAATTCAAAGGCCTGTTTATCCTTTGTCAAGCGCGAAAATCTTTTGCAAAGTTGGGTCAACCCAACTGGGTGAAGGACATCCGCTTGCGGTTTCCTTAAGTAATCAGCCAAAGCATCAAGCACGGCTGGTAAATCCTGCTTGCGACCAGCGCAACGATTCAGAAAAAAGTTTTCGATCTTGCCCAGGAGGCTATTGGCCTGCCTGGAAATAACGCCACGAACCATCCCGGTCTGGTGGTCGTGATCCAGTACCCAGTCACTTGTCCTTATGGATAGTATGGGACATCTGCTTGGCTTATTGGCATCCCTGTACTCCTTGATTTTGTTCTGTGGTAAGTAGGTCATATTGTTTTGATTGTTAACGCCGAGGTTAACCCTCGGTTGATTTCGGCTGTATTTTTGTCACAAGTTGAGGGGGTAATTTGTGACAAAATTAAAAGGTCAATTTAGTGTTGCAGGTCGGTTGCACGGCGATTGATGGCTTCTGACTGCTTCTTATCAATTAGTGCGGACGACTCAGGGGTAATCACCTCCTGCCCACTGCCATCCGTCACGACCTCAATCTGAATTGCTTCCACCTTCACCGCCCCCTTCTCTTTGGTAGCGGGAATGTAAATGTCAAATGGTACTTGTTTTGTTTCCATATTGTGGATTGTTACAAATCTGGGTAGTTAACTGGCTAGTTTAAAGGTAATACACCCCAGCGGCGATCAACTCCGCTGCTCCCTGTTGTATCTCGCAAGATTGTTTCAGGGAGTAGTCGTCACTTACATTATCGGTTCGCTGTACAGGCGAATGACCTGAGTGGTGCAGCATATCCGATAAGAGGTAAGGAGAGGACATAGGGTAAAGTGTACGCAGGAACGGGTATGCATCCCCTTTTCAGAGCACGGGTTCCCAAGGTTACGAGTCCTTCGCGACATCTATTAAACATCGACTCCCCGACCTCGCCTAAATGCCCAACCAGAAAATTCCAGTCCCGCACACATTTAAGCCGTGTATCTACTCTGCCTGCTAAATTCATAGTTCCTCCATTTCCCTGTCAATGTCCTTCCTCGAACTGAGCCAGTAATTTCCTTCATCAGAAAGAATCCAGTCCAGACGTTTGCCATCCTTGACAAGTGTATCCATCTCTTCAGCTGTTGGCAAGCCCGCTAGCATTGAGACTGCTTGGTTCAAGTGGATGATTTCAGCGAGCTGCTTGCGGAGTTCAACATTCTCTTGCTCAATCTTTTTCATAGTTCCTTTACTGATAGTATTCTTCCGGTGCTGCCGCGCTTGAATACGCAGCGCCCGTCCTTGTCTGGTCTCTTCTTTAGTAAAAGCAGGATCGCATCCCTTTCGGAATGCGCCCACTTGAATGATTTACCAATGTACCCATTAGGCATATCGTCGTGCTGTGTAAGTATCTCGTACTCGATCATCTCTTGGGCTGCTTGACCATTCTCTTGGTCCAGTAGATTTTGGCAAGTTGCTTCGCTGACTCCAGGTAGTGAAGCTTCGCTTCTTCGCTCCACTTGAGGTGGTAGTGCTCGGCGGTCTCGGTGCAGATGCAAACCGAAATACAGTCCGGGATGTAGTCCAGTTTCAGTAACCTAGAAAGCATCCAGCTTTCTACCGCAAGCTGCTCGCAGTCCTTTGGGTAAAAGATACCTGATCCCTTGCACTTCCTTGTCTTGTAGTCCGCTAGGAATATCTTGCCATCGGTGTCCTTGCCGACGAAGTCAATGCTTCCAGCAATCTTCAGCCGAGGATGACCGACAACATACTCAGTTGCCATCAGCTCCACGCCGTTCCCATTGACCCATTCCACGAATGGTGTAGCCCAGTCATCCCAAGGGGATGCGGATTCATCCGCAGTACCCTGTAGTAAATCCTCGATGCGCTTATGAACCTCTGTGCCGAACTCCGAACTGGGGATTGGCTCATTTGTCCAAGGGTGATTTCGGAAACCATAGGTCATATCCTTTAGGTCACGCCAAGTTAAACTGTCGAAGTCCTTGTTCCTGGCGAACTCAACCAGCTTGCTTGGTACGTATATTGCATCAAGGAATGGATCCTTAATCACCGATAGTACGGTTGTCACAGAAGGCCAAGCCTTCTTGTGCTTAACTGCTTGTGCCGGAGTCTCTACATCGGGTAGGAACTTGGGCAATTTCTCTGCTGTATAGAAGTGTGACATATTTTATCCTTTGTTTTTGGGTGGGCGACCTCTTGGTCGATCCCCGCTTGGCTGGATGGGAGCAACAATCAGTCCCATACGTTTAAAGAACTCGACCGCACTGCGACCCTCGTTCATTATTTTCTCATTCCTTTTCGCGATCTCGTAAAGATCCGCGAAATCATCCATCGATTTGGTTGCTATTGATTCGCTCATAGCTCCTCCTGATCCATAATGTACTCGACGGCTTCGCGTAGAACATCGGAACGCATCTCGATGCTGGGGTCAAAGACCACCTTGTGAACCTCGGTGAGGTGGATCCAAAGAACCAAGGTAGCTTTGCCGAGTGAGCCCTTATCACCATCCACAAGCGGATCAATCCACTGGAAGCGCATCTTGCGGGAGGCGATGAAGTGAAACATATCATCGGAGTTCCGGTTAGGTAGCGGCTTGCCGTAGGGCATTACGTAACGATCTCCGTTAACGAGACCCTCGCCGTACTGCATTGCTTGGATGGCGCCGTTAGGCAGCACTCGGTTAACCATATCGTATGATCCAAGGCGCTGGGCTGGACCATCTGGGTAAGTGTATACTGTAATCTTATCTGTCATTTTTATTCTTGTTTATTTTGATCTTGACACCCTAAACAGGTGTAGTTAAAATTGCTATTATCGCGAAAGTTAATACGCGAGAATAACGCCAACTGGCCTCAAGCCAGGTTGGCTATATGCCAATGATTCCTGCGATTCCTGCGATGATGTACATTATCGAAAACATACATAAACCAATAAGCACTCCTTGAATGGCGCCTATGAACATTTCTCTGTTTGTTTCTTTCATATGATTAGAGTACTCGTTGAAGTAAGGTTGTAAAGGCTTTTGTTGCAGTCAATGGCACTACTCCATTGCCGAGAAGTCGCAATCTGTCCACCCGACTGGAAGCCCCATTAGTTGCTCGACCCAATCTGGGTTCAGCTTGCCCGTTGCTTTCCCGCAGTGACCCGCAATGTCCTCCTCTAGGTTGGACTTCTTGCGATTCGCTAGGTGCGCTCGGTTCTCCTCCGTTATTACTGGGTGAACCTTGTTGGCTCTCGGTGTCGCCCACTGCTGTGACCCTTGGCTGTTCCCATTCGTGCTGAGGTTCGCCTGGTCTTGCAGGGAAACGTGTGCAACCCTCTGTCCAAGTGTTTGTTTGGATGGATTCGCACGGCTCGGAGGAACCGTTGCGTTGGTGTCCTTCCAGTCCCTTGTGGTGGCTGTTGGCCAGTTCTGTGCTGCCTTCCGACTGTGGTTCATATTGGGATAGTGAACCTGCTCCCGTAAGTTCATACATCCCGCGTTCTTCTCCGCTCTGGTCTGAGCTAACTTCTCTGGAGTCCGCACTATGTTTACGTGGTCGAATGCTTGTGGAGTAGCCCAAGATGAAGACCCGCTTTCTCTGGTGAGGTGCGCCGACTTCACTCGCTGAGAAAATTCCTGCCTCTGCTCGGTAACCCAGTCCTTCCAACTCTCGGAGGACATACTGGAGAACCGACTCTCCATCGGCGGTCTTACTTGAGATAATTCCTTCAACGTTTTCGAGGAAAACAATTCGAGGTTCGCACTCCCGGATTCCGTCTCGGATGTATGGGAAGAGATGCCTTGGGTCTTCAGTGCCTGCACGCTTTCCAGCAGAGCTGAATGGTTGGCACGGGAATCCACCAGAGAGGATGTCCACGCATCCACGAAACCGTCCGTATGGGAAGGTCTTAACGTCCGTGAACACAGGTGCTGGATCCAACTCTCCCGCTTCCATCTTTGCAACCAAGTTCGCGACAGGGAATCCTTCCCTCTCCACGTAAGCGATTTCTCGCAGATTTGGGAGAACTCTTTGGAGTCCAATCCCAATGCCCTCGTACCCGCTACAGAGGCTGAGGTGTGTAATTGTTTTGGAAGTATCCACATTTAATTCCTTTCTAGTTATTGGCCAGTGACCAGGTTTTTACTTCACTCTCGGTGGTAAGATACCGCTTCTTGGTTACTGCATCCTCGATGATGAATGGGCGCTTGTATGCACGCGGTTTGTAGCCCTTCAGATAGAAGAACTTGCCCTTAGGTGTCCGAAGGATACTGCCCAGCCATTCGTCTGGAATGCCAAGCATCTTGTTATTCTCCTGCAGGAACTTCAGTTCCGGCGTCATTACCTCGCCGTCCTGTATGATGCCCACATTCAGCTTGAAGCTGATGGTATGCGAATCGTACTTGGCGTTGCCAGCACGGATACTGACACCCAGTTCGCTGCCAAGCGACTGGAGTGCTTCATTGATTTGTTCGCGGATCTCGCGGCAGGAGTCCGCAGTGATGGATTGGATTTGATTTGTCATATTATTATTTGTATTGGTTAGGCTTTGATGTACTCAATCAGTATATTGTAAACGATCTCGTACTGTTCATTGAATAATTCTTGGGCTTCCTCGATGAATCTTTCATCGCCGTTCTCGTCCTTTTGCCACACATCCCCGCCAAGTCTTTGGATAACCTTAAACTCGGCTAGTTCGGCGGCGAAGTCCATTATTTCTGATACTTTCATATTTGTATTGGTTAAAAGAATTCCACTAGGTAATCGGGCTCCAGCCCGAACCACTCCGAGCATATCTCTTCGGCTAAGTCCAAGTCGCCGGACGCAAGGAGTTCATCGAACTCCTGTTTTGCTTCAGCGATTAAACTGTTGGCTTCGTTCTCGGTGATGCCATCCCGTTTCATTATTGTTCTCTTTATTGATTCCATATTTGTATTGGTTAAATGTTATCGCTGTCAGCGTACTCGGTTTTGATGCAGTCCATACACATACCGCGGTCAAGGTACTTGTCTTCCTTGCCGCACAGCTCGCAATGAGTTGCAAATAATCGCTTCTTTTTGTTCTGCCAGGATTGCATCATTATTTTTGCGGTGAACATCTTGTCTTCCCAAAAGGCGATCTTGCGGTTGCATTCGATTACCTTGCTTTGCATTTCGTTATCAGTGCTGTGATGTATTAGTCTCATATCTTAGCGATCCCACGCTTCTTTGATTGTTACCCATATGATTGCTTGTACTTGGTAAGCCTTCAGCTTGCGCTTCTCGGCGATCTCGGCTGTGATTGCTTCTAGTCTGCGGTACTGGATCGGGGTCAATGTCTCCTGACATTGTTTGATCCCATCGGATGGGCTTAGTAGGCACGCTCGGCAATGCCATTTGTCAATGGTTACGTGCTTAGATGAAAGCCTTCCGACATTCATCGCAAATGCGTGGGTCTTGGGCGATTTCGCGGTCAATTGCACGCCATCGCTCAGGATCCGCCAAGCCTTGCGCTTATTGGCTCCGTACGTACAGACATTGAAGGTATCAATGCCTAGTCCGTTAACATATGCGTGTACCATTGCGTTCGCATCGAACTTGTTTCGCTCCCATTTGTTATTCGGGGAGAGCGCCGAGATTACTCCCGCCGCCGTGTACTTCTCAATGCCGTACTCCTTTGCCAATTGCTTGGCAAATTTTTGGGCATCCTTGTACCAAGACTTGCCATCTCGGACATTGACTCGGCTGGCTTTGTTAAGCCAAGCCGTTAGGTTTTCTCGGATCTCATCATCCGATGTGCTTATGATTCTGTTCATTATTTCTTTCTGATGTAGATTGCTAACTCCTTGGCTTCATCCAATGGAATTGATGGGCGGATTCCCCAAGGTGTCTTGGGCTTTCTGCCTCGTGGTACGATCTTGTATTTCGAGCCACAAGCCTTTGCTTGTTGGCGCAGTGTCTTGATTAGATCCCATCCGGCTCCGTTATTAGGAACCTTTATGAGATAATCGTGCTCATATGTTTTCGTTTTTGTTTTCATTGTACTGTTTAGCTAAGGTGCCTGCTGCCATTAGGCAAAGCAGGCTAAATATCGGTGCGCCAGGATTTCACTCCTTCCGTTTCGTGTACTTAGAAGTACGGATGAACACCTTTTGACTGTTTTGGTGTCATTTGACCAAAGCCTAAAGGAATTGTACTTGTACGGATTGTATACGATCTTTACGTCCCAAAAGAGTTGGGGTCGCTCATCTATAAATCCGACCACAAATGCGTGCACATTTTTCTTTTTCTCCTTGAGGACTCGATTCCTGCCAGCCTGATTGACCTTGAAGGTCGCGTTCCTTAGAGCAATTCGATCAGTGTGACCGACCACTAGCCCGCGCTGCTGTATGGAGTACAGATTTCGGTGCAGATTCCAGTACACTTTGACTGGCAGATTTGGGTCAAATGGATTGCGTGTTCGTTTCATCCCACGATTGAAGCTTGGCGGATTGCTGTAGGTGTGAAGGACAATCCAAGTGACTCGAGCGATATGGTTGCCCTGATGGTCACATTTTCCGTTGCTTTGCGTGCAACCTTGCGTGCCGCCTTAGCCTTTGCTTTAGCCTGAGCGGGGCAATTGAGATTGCGGCTTGCGTATCCTTTGGACGCGTTCCATTCCCATTTGCGATTCTTTGGCGTGTAGGTATTGTAGTTCATATTATTCGTGCAAACTTGGTTGGCTGAATTGCCGTAACGGTACCGCCACGGGAAGGCGTTTGCGTGGTACCATTGCAGGGAGCTATCGGTCGCTTGTGCTCCTACGCGCTCCCTGCTGAAAAACTAGGTTGCTAGTCCAATTTTTCTTTTATGCTTTCAATCCCCAAACGATCTTTACAGATCGCCTCGCGGGACTCGACAAATTTAAATCGAGCGTGCAAAGCCTCCATTTTTCAGCAATGCAACTTCCTTGAAGATCGCAAATTCTCCGCGCGGTTTCATTCAAAAAGCTGTTTCAAGCAAGTTCCACAAGTGGCGCTTCTTTCGGCTTCCGCCTTAACCCAAAAGTGAGCTTTTCAAACTAGATCGCATTTCAAAGGTGCTATGTAAAAGAACTTCGTATTTAAACGATGCCAATATAAATGCACATTCCACCAAGCACGTCGATAACTTTTTTAACTTTTTTACTTAGAAAAGTGTAAGATATTGAACAGCAACGATTTGCGAACGAAAAAACTTTCAAATTGAGCCCCAAAACCTATTCTTTTCACCGTTTGGAAATGGGGATTTGCAGTAAATTGACTCCAAAGTGATGCGCTGAATGTATCTGACTCACAGAAAGAAAAACGCAATCCGCGCGCGAAACGTATCCATTTTCTGAATACACGTATCCACTTTTCCAATACACTGCGCAACGTATCCGGATTTTGAATACACGTATCCACTTTCTGAATACGTATCCAAATCCTGAATACACGTATCAAGATTCTCGATACACTTCCTGGCGTATCCAAATCCTGAATACAGCAATGAGGGGTGGGGGTGGTTCAAAATGCAAAATCATTTTATATTTATATACATAAATCGAGCCCTAAAAAAATATCCCCCTCAAGGGCTCTTAGCCACCAGCCCCCAAGGCTGGGTGGCGCGTACTGGCGATTAGCTCCTTATGAGCAGATACAGCTTCGCTATGCTGCGAAGCATCTGTGACATAGACCAAAGGGTCGGACTAGGTATTATCGAAGAGTCATCCATAAGTCACAGGCATTATTTTAAGCTGCCCTTCACGCTACTTCAGGGGCAGCAACCTATACCGCGCGTGGTGTCCCCCTGTTCCCAGGAGTCCATTATCCTAACGCAGTGCCGTGTAGTTTATTGTCATACGAGTGGCTATCCTCGGAGATCGTTCTCACCCGCATTGGGGCTTACCTCTGGACTATGTGATAGTATCATACCATACCTGCCAAGCCTCTGGGTCAAGTGATTTTTTATGGTTGACGTACATATGATAATGAGATTCAGTCTCATTATGGAACAGGAGGATCACAACAAGCAGCAGTTAATGGAGGGCATCAAGGATGCCATCGAGCAGGTTGTTTCGGTGAAGGAGCTCCAGCAGATCAAGAGCCTCTCCGTGTACAATCCCGACAAGGTGGCAAAGATGCTTTACCTGTACAGTAAGGGAACAAGCCAGACCGCACTGGTCAAGAAGTACGGCTACTCAAGGCAAACAGTTCTAAATGTTCTAGTGGATTATGCTGACCATCTTGGTCGCCTTCGGGACATAGCCGGCAAGATATCGGCGAAGAACTATATGAACATATCCTCCCTGGAGGAGGATCTGATTGAGAAGGTGCGCGACAAGATGGAGACGGATCCTGAGTTCGATGTCACCTTTAGGGATCTCAAGGAACTTTCAATAGCCAAGGCTAACTCATTCCGTGAGGCTATGACCTCCCGCGGGGAGGCAAGCCAGATCACCGAGGATCGGCAAGTAATAACCCAGCAGGACTACGAGGAGACCCTAGCTGCCGCTAGGTCCCGCATCGAAAAGATGAAGAGTGCTGAAGTAATAGAGGTGGAGGATACCAGTGACTGATGACCTAGATGACAAGCAGGACGTGTACGAGAAGCTTCGGGCAATAATGTCCGAGCACTTTGATAGCTTCTGTTTCATTGTAATGAACGAAAGGGGTGACCTGTACTATGATTACACCAACTTTCGGGTAGGTCGAATGCTGATGAGTGAAGCCCAGAATGAGCTTAAATCCGAGATGGAGGACTGCGAGCTAATGTGGTTCGACGACGATGATCTGGATGACTAGGAGGAATAACTATGGGAAAAGGATGCGCACCACGAAAGGGTCATAACCCAGAGAAGCAAAGCAAGAACCACGACAGCATTGATTGGTCAAAGAAGCCCACTGATCGCAAGATCAAGGTACGGGTGAACGGCAAAGAGGTTTAATGGAACTGACCTTCACAGATCATCCCTGCCTACCATCTCCTTCTGACGAGGAGATTGTAATACTGGCTGAGAAGGATCCAAAGCTGCTTGAGCAGCTGTATCTGGCTCACGAGGGAAGGATCAAGGCAAGTACCGATGACCCAGTACGTCACGGCTTCGATCTGCCAGGATGGGAGCGCGTACGGAGCGCACTGGAGGAGTTCAATGAGTGCCTTGCCCTAGGGGGCAATCGATCAGGTAAAACAACTGGATGTGCCAAGCTGGTAATGCAGGCTGTCTCCGAGAATACTGATGGTCATATTGTTTGCTTCTCCCAGAATGCTGATACATCAGTGAAGGTTCAGCAAGCTGCCATCTGGGAAATGATGCCCAAGGAGTTCAAGAAGAAGACCAAGAGCATCGAGGGATACATCAATTACAGTATGCAGAATGGGTTCACTGGGAGTTCATTCATCTTCCCTGATACCAGAACCCGCGTGGACTTCAAGACCTACACGCAGTTCAGTAACAATTCCACAATCCTTGAGGGATTCGAGTTCGGCTTCAAGAAGCCCGGAATCAAGGCTGGTCAGAACAGCAATATCGGAGCCTGGCTTGACGAGTACCTTGGTGATGCCGCACTGGTCAATACGCTGAGGTTCCGTCTAGCAACGCGGGACTCCAAGATGGTAATCGGGTTCACTCCCATTGATGGATACACTCCATTCATAGCTGATTACCTCAAGAATGCCGAGACACTCCAGACCCGCCCAGCCGAACTGCTGGACGGGAAGCCAGTACCCACCGCTCAGTACAGTCCATCGCGGGACGCGGCCGTTGTTTACCTGCACTCCGACGAGAATCCATTCGGCGGATACGAGCGTATTGCCAAGGATCTTCAAGGCAGGCCGGAGGACGAAATCAAGGTTCGCGCATATGGGCTACCCGTAAAGTCGGCGAACTCACTGCTCCCTTACTTCAACACAGAGGTCAATGTCATCAACGAGATACCTAACAAATACGGAATGACCTTCCCTGATTGCAAGGAATTGACTTGGTACCAGGTGGTTGACCCCGCTGGAGCAAGGAACTACACAATGATCTGGGCTGGGGTATCGCAGACTGGCGAGGTGTTCATACGCAGGGAGTGGCCCGATAGGGCTACCTACGGGGAATGGGCATTGTTCGGCGACCCCAAGTGGAAGTACGGACCAGCCTCCAAGAAGATTGGTCTAAACGTCGAAGGGTACTGCGAACTTTTCAATGAAATTGAGGAGGAGCTGGGAATAGAGGTAACCGAGAGGATCGGTGACTCCCGCTTCTTTGCTAGGGAGAATGAGAACAATGATGACCTGTTCACGGCCTTCTATGACTACGGGGTGAGCTTCATTCCGTCCAGTGGTGTAATGGAGGAGCAGGGCATTGCTGCCCTTGATGACTGGTTTAACTACAATCCAAACGTAGGCATCGATGAGGCCAACCGACCAATCTGTTTTATTCACAGTGACTGCGGAAATCTCATCGACAGCTTAATTAACTATAACTCACAAGGAAAAGCCGACGAAGCCCTAAAGGACTTCTTCGACGTTATCCGATACTTACGGATGTCCAACGGAGGAGAAGGACCGGACTACCTTTCCAGTACTTCGATGCTAACAACCAAGAAAAACAAAGGAGGATACTGATATGGCTAAGAAAAGACTATCGGCTCTAGCAAAGGAGTACGGTATTACATTTGACGAAATCCACGAGATTGTAATGAACAACCTCGAAGAGGATATGGTTACGGGCAAAGGTAAGAACCTTTGGCTCTCGGAGGAGGGACAGGTACTGATCGATGACTTGATCCCTATGGTAAGTATTCACAGGGGTATCGTTGTGGCTCAAGCACCGAACCCAAGGTACGTAATGGTTAAGACCAAGGAGGACACAAGGAAGATACCAGTGCAGATTCCGCTTGCCCTGTCTGGTAAACTTACAGGTAAGGTAATTTACTTCGAGGCTGACCATTCAGGTCAGCAGCCTAAGTTTAAATGGATCAAGGCGCCCAAACGACAATAGAGCCTTGCTAGGTATGATATATTAGTAGCATTTATGGAAAACGAAAATATTTCTAAGGCATTAACCTATGCCGAAAAGAAGCCCAGCATTGAAACGTTGCGCTACGCTTATGACCAAACCGTAACGGAGCTGGAGTCATATTTCGATTTATGCCGTACGAGCTACGATGATCGACGCAATTGGTGGCCCGGCAAGAGCCGTGACCACCGCAAGCACGGAGCTGACGCATTTCCTTGGGAGGGTGCATCAGATATGGAAAGCCACGTCATCGATGAGCGCATTACTCGTCTAGTGTCGTTGTTTGTTGCTTCACTGAACCGAGCCAATGTACGCGCGTTCCCTACCGAGGTATCCGATATCGGTAGGGCTAAACTTGTTTCAAGCTTCCTAAAGTGGATGGTATCCAGCGGATACATTCCGCGATTCGCCCGCGAGATGGAACTAGGCGCTAATTACCTCCTTGAGCGCGGTATCCTTATTACTTACGTGGGCTGGCACAGAGAGGATCGATCATTCCTACAGGAACTGGACCTACAGCAAATAGCCAGCATTGCCCCAGAGATCGCGGAACTGATCCAATCGGGTGAAGCCGATGATACATTGGTTGAGCTAATGAAGGGAACATTTCCAGGCGTTACAACAAAAAGAGCCAAATCAGCACTCAAAACATTACGCAAAAAAGGGGTAGCTAAATTGCCAGTTGTGCGCCGACAAATTGATGCGCCAGAGGTTAAGACCCTTGCACCCGATGGGGACTTCTTCTTCCCCCCGTACGTGACAGATCCGCAGCGAGCGCCTTACTGCTTCTGGAAAACTTACTACACACCTCAGGAATTGCAAAACAAGGTGCTTACCGATGACTGGGATCAAAGTTTCGTTGATTACATCATTGAACATTACCGAGGCGTTAACACCGACAGCATTGAGCGCGAGCAGGAAGGTCGCCGCAGCACTGGACTCACGGACAATGCCTACGAGGCAAACGAACTGATTGAGCTTATTCACGGATACCAAAGACTGGTTGACCCAGAGGATGGAGCCGAAGGAATCTACTGCACTGTATTTCACCGCAATTTCAGTGGAAACGATCAAGCACAGGGATTTGCTAAGTTCGAGCTACTGAACGGATACGAGGACTACCCAGTCGTGGTAACCAAGCTGTCCGAGGACAGCAAACGCCTTTATGACACAATGACAGTTCCAGATGTTCTTCGCGGCATCCAGAACCAAGTCAAGGTAGAGCGTGACTCCCGCGTTGATCGTAACAGCGTAGCAACACTTCCCCCAATTCTTCATCCAGTAGGACAAGCGCCCACGGACTGGGGTCCTGGGCGTATGATCCCATATCGTCGGAAGGGTGACCTGGACTTCGCGCCTACGCCACCTCCGCCAACTGGATCGATTGAGATTGAGCAAACACTTGAGCAACAGGCTGACCGACTTGTGGGTCTAGACGAGACATCAAGCATCAGCGGAATCCGAAAGCAGTTCCTTGTTGATAAGTTCCTAAGCCACTCAGCCGAGGTAATGGCTATGGCGTTTAAGTGCTTCCAGCGATTTGGTCCCGACGAAATCTTCTTCCGAGTTACTGGCAACGCTAACCCAATGACATTCACAAAGGGCAGCGCGGATGAGAACTTCGACATTATGATCAGCTACGATGTGCTGAACACCGATCCAGCCACACAGGAGCAGAAGCTACAGCAGGTTGTTGCATTGACTCAAATGGATCGTAATGGTCGAATCAATATGGACGCATTACTTGATGTTGCCGCATCAAGCATTGATCCAGTACTTGCTGACAATATCCTTCAGCCAGCACAACAAGCAGCGGAGCAAATCACTAGATTCGTAACGGATGACCTTTCCAAGATTTACGCAGGTATGGAAATGCCAGCACGTCCAAATGGTGGTCAAATTGCTATGCAGATCATCAGCCAGTACGCAAACCAGCCGGACATTGCGAAGAGGCTACAGGAGGATGAGGCTTTTGCGGTTCGTTTGCAGAAGTACGCTGGTCAGTATCAGTTTGCTCAACAGCAGCAAATCAATGCCACACAGTACGGACAGTATGGTACATCTGCGGCAAGTGTCGGAAACATCCAGACACAGAACCTTACACAGCAGTAATATGGCACAAGGCAAGCAGCAGAAGGTTGCAAACAAGAGCGCAGCTCAGTACGGCATTGACCGTGCGGAGCAGAAGCGCAGGGATGACGTGGTGAATTACCTTGTTGATGCAATCGCATTGGAAGCAAGGGGCGAGGGCGTGCCAGGAATGGCACTTGTCGCCAAGAGCATCATTAACCGTAGGAAGTACCTCAAGGATAAGAGGGACTACAAGGGTCGCAAAGTATTCGGTAACGCTTATCTTACTGATGGGGATTACAGCATAATGGGAATCCTTAAGGCGCCCAAGCAGTACCAAGTGGTGGGTAAGGACGGTAACCTTCGTTATGACAAACAAAAACCCCTCACGAATGAGGATCGCCAAAAGGCGCGTCACGCCTTGGCGATTGCTACCCGTGATGATGCGTTCGCTGAACTTGCAAAACAGGAAGGATGGCCAAGCCAATCATTTAACGTAACGGGCTTCCGAACCAAGAGGGCAAAGGAGGACAAATCCCAGAACATAAATAACTTCACCCACAAGAACCACGTGTTCAATACGGCCACTGGTAACCCGGAATAATTATGCAACTAGAAGAAGACCTTAAGCAGTTATCTAACTACGAGTGCTTTGCTCGATTCCTACAGATGATCGAGCAGCTCCGAGAGGAAACCATTGAGGAGTTGCACAATGCGGACTCAACCCAAATACAGCAAATCTCTGGTCGTGTTCTGACCTATGACCAAGTGCTGCAAATGTGTAATTGGAGGAGCCTAAGGCTAATTCACAGTGAAAGCCTAAAGTAGGCTTGCATCGTGTGTTAAAATACTTTCATCGCCATCGCTCGGCGTTAAGGAGTGGAAACAACAATTATGTCAGATGAAACAGTAACGGAGATCGCTGCATCCGTAGAAAGCGCAGTGGAAAATACTAATATATCAGCGGCTGACTTCGCAGTCAGACGTTTAGGGCAAATGAAAGCAGCCCAACCAACCGAGGAGGTAGCGGAAGTTCCCGCCGAACCAGACGTTGAGGAGGCTGCACAGGAGTCCACAGAGGCAAACGAGTCAGAGCAACCAGAAGAAACCGAGGGAGGTCAGGAAGCTGAGAACAGCGAAGGGACCGAACAAGAAGAAACTGAGAGCTCTTCCGAGGATGTTCTTTCACAGTTGGATCTAGATGATATGTCCGAAGAGGATCTTCGGGAACTATCCGAGAAACTTGGCAGTCGTGCTGTAGCGCGATTCGGCGAACTTACGGCTAAACGTAAGGCAGCCGAGGAACGCATTGCAATACTGGAAGCCAAGATGCGCGAAAGCGGCGAAACCAAGGAGCCCGCACCCAAGGTTCAGAACAACCCATTCTCATCCCTTGATACGATCGAATCGGTTCAAGAGAAGTACGATGAGGTTAATTCTGTTATCGAATGGGCTGAGGAAACCTTATTCAATGCTGACGGATACGGACCAGAAGACGTGGTGACCACCGTAGGTGACAAGGAAATGACAAAGGCTGAGGTGCGTAAGGCTCTTATGAACTCACGCAAAAGCCGAGATAAATTCCTTCCAGCACAAATGCAGGTCATACAGGATTCCATCAAGGGCAAACAGCTCAAGGAGGGATTCCAGGCCAAGGCAATCGAGGAGCTACCTTGGTTGTCCGGCGAGGACAACGATGTACGCCATCAGTACAATGCAATAATGCAGGACAAGCGCGTTGAATCAATGCTTAAGGATTTACCGCCCGATGTCTCAGCACAAATGCCGTACCTTATGGCTCACGCAGCTAACAGCCTTTATGGCCGCAAGCCAATTAAGGAGGAAAAGCCAAAGGCAGCGCCCAAGCTTAATCCTCCTGCATCGGTCAAGTCAGCGGCAGCTCAATCAGAGCAGCCACAGGATCCCACAAAGAAAGCAATCTCAAAGCTCGTTGAACAGTACAGGACCTCTGGTGATAAATCTGATTTCATCAAATTCCGTACCCAACAACTTAAGAACCGATAATTTAATAACACTATGGCATTCTCAAATACATATGACCCAACCTCTGGCGTAGGTCCCGGATCCAGCGTTTCAAATCGCGAGGACTTGACTGACGTCTTGACTATTCTTGCACCCGAAGAAACACCAGTCCTTTCTTCTGCACAGAAATCACGCGCTGCTGCAACATACAGCGAGTGGACAGTTGATAGCCTTGATGGCCCTAACACCGATGGTATCGTCGAAGGTGATGACGTATCAACCTTCACTGACCAGTTCGCAGGACGCGCACGTATGGGTAACTACACCCAGAAGTTCCGCCGCGATTACCGTGTATCCGACCTCCAAGAGGCCGTTGATTCCGTTGGTCCAGCCAAGATTGCACAGGCTGAAGCTAAAGCAATCCGCGAACTGAAGCGTGACGTTGAGGCAACTCTTTGCTCGGCTAACGTAAAGCAGTCAGCAGGTACTTCGACACCATACAAGATGACAGGTCTTGGTGGATTCATTGATAGCGGAGCAGCTGATACAACCGTACCAGCTGGATTCAAGACTCCAGCAAGCAGCATCTACTCGACCACTGAGGCAACTGCCGCCGAGTTCAGCGAGACCGCAATGAACGACCTTATCTCAAGCATCTTTGAGGTTAATGGCGTTTCCAATGGTCTTATCCTTGTTGCTGATGTTGGTCTTCGTCGTGTAATCAGCGACTTCGCTCGTCTGTCAACCGTATCGACCGAAACAAGCGTCCGTAACGTTAACTACGATGGTGGTACAGCTGCCATCAAACTTAGCGTTGAGCTCTACCAGAGCGACCACGGTATCGTTTCCATCGTTAACGCTAACCCTGACTGTATGCCTGACTTCGGTGTTTCTGGCAACAATGGTGCTGGTTACCTTCTGAATCCTGAATACTACGGTGTCCACGAACTGATCCCAATGGGTTCGACTCGCCTGCCTAACCAAGGTGGCGGTGAGCGTGGATTCGTTGATTGCGCCCTGACCCTCGGTGTTTACCACCCACAGGCTCACGGCTTGATCCAGGCAGTAAGCTAATTCTATCTGGGGGAGGTTGGTCATTCTGACCTCCCCCATTTTTCTATTATGCAGATTGTAAACCAAAAGGCAGGCATCTCCGAAGAGGAAATTAATGATGCCCTTATGAAAGAAATCCAAGCGAGCTTCACTAAGGAGGTCGCAACGGAAGGCAAGCGTTATGACCTAGCTCGTCGTGATGCCCGAAGCAATGTAGGTAAAGAGCATCCTACATTAGGACGCTGCGTAGCAGCTATGCCACCACGGGAATATTTTCGGCTGATCAAAAAGTACGGTCACGCCGAGGTTCATTCCAAAGAATTTCTTAAGTACTTCCAGCGCAAGTTCAGCGACCTTAGCCCCAATAAGATTTAATGCAGACTCGTACATATGGTGACTTATTCAAGTTGATCCAATCCCTTGCTGGGGTCGGATCATTTGCCGAATCAGAACAGGACGATGTGGCCAATCTGATTAACCGCAGATACTTTGAGGCATATCAAACCAGTCAGCTATGGCCTCGTTACCTAGTGGCTGGAGAGGGGCGAACGGTGGACTCAAATCAAGTCATCTCGTACAGCGAGACTGGCAAAAACAATATCGGGGAGTTCATTCGCATTCATCGGCAGCAGCCATTCCTAAATCAGTCCAGCCTTGAGTACGACTTCTACGTGGACTCAAGCGGAGCCCATATACTGAACATTGTGAGTTCAGAGGAAAGCGAGGCTTACGTAACGTACAAGAAAACATTTACTCCACTCACAACATCCTCCGGCTACACCACAAGTGTAGAGGAGGTTCCGTCCGAGTTCTTTCACTTCATTGCTCATACCGCTTATGCTGACTTCCTGCGTATGGATGGTCAGACCGATAAGGCACTCATCGAGGAGGGTACTGGTCAAAAGTATCTTGACCTCGAAATTGAGCGAGTTGATTTAATCACTAATAACAATAACGTAAACAAACGATTCTCAACATACGTGAGCCGCCAGGCTCGCTAGCACGTTGTGATATAATAAAGCTATGGCAAGTTCACGAAACAACGCATTGGAGTTCTCGTCAGTTGGATCAATAATCCTTGACGGAACCAACCACGCAAGCACACCGACTGGCTCGTATGGAGCAATCCAGTTCCTTAAGGACACTCAGATCGAAAGCATCACTGCTCAAAACATCACAAACGAGGATGAGTTGTATGTCGGTCTAGGCGCCGGTACAATCATTTATGGTAAGATTTCGGCTGTGACCATCGCGGCTGGAGGTCTAGTAGCAGTACACAAGGTCTAAGATGCACATCAGCCTTGATTCAGCACTGGGTCGCCAGAGACGGCTGAACTCGGTTGGCGAGAGCGTACTTCAGATAGCACCTGATGCTGCTGCTGCGTACAGCCTACGGAGTCTCACTGGAGGTGATCCTAACGTGGTACGTGTACGCCGTGACACTGATAACTCCGAGCGTGACTTTAGTGCCAGCGAGATTGGAACCCCTCTGGAGAAATGGGTAAACACTCAGAGCATCGCTCCTCTGGATATTGGAACCGAAGTAGATGGTACACGGGTTCACATTAAAGACGGAGGTACATCCATTGGTACTCCTGTTGGTGCTTACTCCCTGCGTAGCTTAGGAGATGCACAAGCTGACGTTATACCTGTTGAGGAGTTCTCTTTTACTGGAGCTACTGGAACCGCTGAAGCGTACAACGGTATTAAATTCAAACGCTTGCACTACCCAAGACAGGGCAAAGCATACTACGAAGCGGAGACCCCAGACGGAACCGCTCACTTTATGTTCTTTATAGAGTCCGACAATACCATCAATGCTTGGCGTTTCAAAACACCAACAATAGGTAATATATTCTCCAGCAACTCAGATGACCCAAGATTCCCTTGGGAAGCTGATTGGACAGGGACAGATTTTCAAGACGCTGTGTTCGGAGAAGCTGAGAAGGGTAAATATGTTGCAGCTATCAGACGTAGTTCCGACGACCTTACCAAATCCTTTACCCAAGAAGAGCTAGAGGACGGCACCGCTGTTGATTGGGTAAACACCATAAAGACAGTAAAGTATAACCTTGAAGAAGAATATGCGGACTTTGATATTTTTGATAATGTTAGAACTGATTTCGTAGAGAGCTTTGAAGGTGTTTCCAATGTGATGAAAGTCACCGCTGAGGGGGCTACCGCAAGAACTCGTCCAATCAGATTTCCAGATAGGGGTTTTAGGTATGAGCTAAACTCTGGTGAAATTTATCATATTAAATTTAAGTATTTTATTCCTGATACTGGAGGGAACCAAGTAGAGAAAATTAAATTATACGTTAACGGCTCAGGTTGGAATAATTACCCAGACAATGTCCAACCCAAACTAACAACAACGGGTCAGTGGGTTGAGATAGACCAAGAAGTACAACCAGTGTCATCTGCATACACTAGAGGTTATCTTCAAATTTATATCAATGCAGCGCAAGAGAGTCTTAAATTTACACCACAAGATAACGGTAATGATTGCTACTACTTGGCTGATATTGAAGTAAGTATTAAAAGTGCGAACGGTAAGTTAGATACTTGGTATGACCAATCTGGAAACGCTAACCACCTACACCAAATCAACTACCTAACAGCCTATGGAGACTTTAACCCAACAGTCATCAAGGGTTCTAATTATTTAGGAGAGGTGGACTTTGACGATTTAGATGGCGCAACGACTACACCTACGACTACTGATGAAACCGAAACACTAGCTAAAAGGAAAAATAACGCAGACCGTCTTGGTGCGCCTTTTGAGTTAAACATCGACCCTGCTGGTGGTTCAGAGTTCGCTTCGTTTATTGTCGCTGCTTACGACAAGACCGTTTCTGTTGAACCGCAAGTACTCTTACGCAACGCAGGTACAGAGCCTTTACATTCATTTAAGTTCCTAAGTGATGGTTCGTACTCAGTCTCTCTTAAGGATGGTGTTGACACCGCAAACATAGGTAGTGGTGGGCGCGACTTAGGAGACAACCAGTACCACCTGTTCAATACTTTAATTGAAGAGACTTCTGGGCGTAACTTTATTGACGGGACTGTGGTTGGTGAGGGATTACCTTTAAGTGACATTAACTCAACCTCTAACTCAAGTAATGAGCTAATCAGTACGACAAAAGAAGACACTCCTTTCTATGGACAAGTAAAGGAAATCATTCTGTACGATACTGCACAGCTAGACAACCGTGCTGCTATTGAGGCTAACATCGGTGATTACTATAATCTATCCGAAGTTCCCACTTCGATAGACAACCGTAACGGACACGTCAGTGTTTGGTATGACCAAAGCGGTTTAGGTAACGACCTTTATCAAAGTGCTGTAAATAACCAACCATACATTGTTAAGGATGGTGTAGTAGCTAAAACTCCAGACGGTAGAAAAGCTGTTTATTTCTTGAATGACACTTTGGGTCTATCAGGGGTGGAAGGAAAAGATATGCTTAGTGACACTGGTCATTCATCGTGTTTTATCGTCGGAGCGCACGGAGATAGGACGAACCCAACCAGCACTTGGCATAACTTTTGGTACGTTCTTAGTAATGAGGCAAGTCCAAACAACCGAAGACCTTACATATTCAGAACGCTTGCTACTGACAATATGACACTCACCTATGATTCAGGTGGGGGTCCCGTTGCTGCTATGGGAACAGATGTTACAGAATTGTTTTCTTGTGTTGTAACCGGTAGGCCTATACCAGTTGGGGCTGCTGATGCTAGAATATCAATATCTAAAAATGGCGGCGACCAATCGTCTTGGTATGGTCAAACACTGAACAAAGGAACTACACTTTCTGGAGCGCGTATTGGAACCGACTACAGTAGTAGACAAACAAACAGTGGACCATACGCTCAATGGGTATCCGAAGTGATTCATTATACTTTTGACCAGTCAACTAACCTTCCAGCTATTGAGGCTAACATCGCCAACCAGTACGGCATCACCCTATCTTAATTATGTACCTAATCTACGAAACAGAACAAGGAGCCATTGACCGCGCTGACGAGGAGGGCAAGTACCTGAACTTCTCTTACTGGACTGAAGGCAAGGGCACACGCTGGCTGACATCTCCAGTGCCTACGGCTGACGGCAAGTGGGCATTGGACGTACGGGGCTATGACCTCGATGACTACGAGGAGAACGCAGTGTTTGAAACCTATGCTTTACTAGAAAGTGACGAAGTATGATGGAAGATATGATTTTCAGATCAACCCTTGGAACAGGAGGATTCTTGGCTACTTTGAGTCTCACACCGATC